TTCCTAGTAGTTTAGAAGGTTAGTGTGCCTGAGCACAGTTGCATTGTACACATATTTTTAATGTCTGACACTATTTTGCAAAAATTTTTTATTTTTTAATATTTTTTTACGCAGCCTGTTTACTTCATTGCAGACGGTGTACAATGCACATGTGGCAACACACTAACCCTCTAAATCTCTTAACTTCTGTATTCACAAAGGACATCAAAATGGCACACGAAATCGACACATCCAAAGGCTTTGCAGCAATGGCCTATATCGGCAGCGCCCCATGGCACGGCCTAGGTCAGGTCATGGCCAAAGGCGCCAGCATCGAGCAATGGCAAACCGCGGCCGGTATGGACTTCTCCATTCAGGAAACCCCTGTGTATTACAAGTCTCACGAGGACAATGTATATGCCATGGACAAAGTGGCAGGCAAGAAGGTCTTGGTCCGCTCTGACACACGGAAGGCCCTTGCCGTCGTAAGCAAGAAGTATCAGGTAGTTCAACCCCAGGAAGTCTTGGAGTTTTACCGTGACCTCACGGCTAAAGCAGGGTTTGACATGGAAACGGCCGGCGTGCTTCGGGGTGGTACAAAGTACTGGGCATTGGCTAGCATGGGCCAAGAGGCCAAGGTGCTTGATGACACCATTAAAGGCTATTTATTACTAGGCACTGCATGTGATGGCAGCATGGCAACGACGGCAATGTTCACCTCGGTCCGTGTAGTATGCAATAACACGCTAGGTTTTGCAATGCAGGAAGCTGAAGGCAAGACCAAGCATGTGGTACGCGTTAGTCATCGGTCCGTGTTTGATGAGGCTGCGGTTAAAACACAACTCGGTATTGCCGCCACTTCATGGGATAGTTTCATACGGTCGGTAGAGACCTGGTCCTCAGTAGGTGTTAATAGTGACCAAGCCAAGCAGTATTTTGATAGCATTGCTTCTTATCAGACCACGGATGGTGATGTAGTGGTAAGCAAGAAAACGACAGAGAGGCTTATGGCTTTGTTCAATGGGCAAGGCAAGGGCAGCGAGCTCTCATCAGCTAAGGGGACAGTCTGGGGATTGGTCAATGCGGTAACTGAGTTTGTAGACCATCACCGTGGTCGTACATCCGATGTTCGTATTGACCGTGCATGGTTTGGTGACGGCCAAGCCATTAAGCTTACAGCAACTGCCTTAGCCGATGATCTAGTTGCAGCAATATAATCGAAAAAAAGGCCCTTGGCGGTAACCTAGGGCCTTTAAAGACAACTGCTAAAGGAAATACGCTATGTCAATGGGATTCGCATCTCATATAACACAACCGCCTCAATTATACGACACATTTCTTAAGAATAGACAGTTCACGGACCAAGACAGCCAAATACTTGGTCTTGAATTGCTTGACAAAGACACGACCAAGGTATTGCTTGGCCACACCAATGAGTGGTCAATCAAAATACCGTACTTTGACGTAGATGGCAAAGATACAGGGTTTGTTCGCGTTAGGCTGTTAGTGCCTAAGACTAAGATGAAGTATTCGCAGGCAAGAGCCAGCGGCTCACACATTTACTTTTCACCCACTGTTAGTTGGCGCCCTATACTTATCAATGTTGACATACCGCTGATCATCACCGAGGGCGAATTTAAAGCATGGGCCATTACCAAGGCAATACAAGCCGAGGGACTGGTCCATTCTTGTATTGGCTTGGCAGGTGTGACTAGTTGGACAAGCAAGAGTGGCACGCACCTACACCCTGATCTAATGCAGTTCATGTGGCAAAAGAAAACCAGCTTTGACACCAAGCATCGGCAAGTTTTCATTGTCTTTGACTATGACGGAGCCAAAGAAGACGGTGAGCCAAATGAGCAGGTTGCTTTAGCTGAGACTAAGCTAGCCATTACGCTTCGTGGCCTCGGGGCTGAAGTGCATTTGTGCCGTGTAGGGCGGTTTGGCCCAGGTAAGGGCAAGAAGTTTGCCATTGACGACCACCTACAGGCTAATTGCAGTCTTGGCAGCGTATTGGCTAGCACGTCGGTCATTATGAACGGCATTGACACGTTGGATGTAAAGCTGCATGAGTTTAGCACTAAGTATGCATTGTTTAATGGCGATGTGATTCGAATTGATGATGGTCACATCATGCCGTTTCATAAAGCAAAGATTGATAGTGCTCAGCATATTTTCATGCAGACCACTATGGTTCCGGGGCGTGCCAACCAGCCGCCAAGACCCGTCACACGAGAGATCACATTGCTTGAGGAGTACAAGAAATGGCGCAAACGGTGCGACATTCGCAAAGTTGGCGTGTTTCCGCACTATCAAGGGCTGAAGATCACGCCTGAGGGTTGCTATAACTACTTAAGTACTTGGAGCCATGAGCCTATTGTCGGTGATGCTCAGCTATATTTAAACTTTTGCGGCTATTTCTTTCGTGATGAGCCGGCATTTGCTGAGTACTGGCATGACTGGGTTGCCAATGTTGTGCAATTTCCGCATAGACGGAATAACACAACTCCGCAGTTCGTGTCTAGTGTTGAAGGCATTGGCAAGTCGGCCGTTGCCGAGTTTATAGCCGAGATGCTTGGCCTCGGTGAGAATGCACCAGCCATCATCATCGGACCGGATGAGCTGTTTGGCAACTTTAACGGCATTTTTAAGAACAAGATTCTAATTGTGATTAATGAGCCAAGCAGTGACCGCGAAGACCACTCAGCTCAGCTTAAGAGCATGATCACAGGCAAGGAGATTGCCATCAACAACAAATACGGGGCACAGTACAACATTGAAAACTTCATGAACTTCATATTCACTAGCAATAAGCCGTATATCACTAAGATGGGCAACAATGCTAGGCGTGAAGCCATCTACAAGCCAACCAGCCTGACTAATGACGAGACGCACCCATTGGTCGTAAACTTAATGGCCTGGGCACGGTCTGAGCAAGGCTTTGGCAAGGCGCTTAACTGGTACTACAACCGAGACATCAGTCAGTTTGACCCATCAAAACCTGCCCCAGATACTAAGTACAAGCAAACGGCAATACAAGCGGCAAGAAGCCCAATGGAAGCATTTGCCAAAGATCTATCCGACTGGACTATAGAAAATCTGGACGGATTGGCGGCATTTACTACTGCTCACCTTGAGCTGCTATGCGAGAGATGGGGCCATGAGTCAAGGCCAAGAGCCCAGTATATTAAGAAAGCGTTACTAAACTATGCCGACGTTGAGTCAACATCCACCTCGATTGGTGGCAAAACGGCTAGACTAACTTTGGTCAAAATTACAAAACACAAAGGCAAAACTATAGATCTGACTAAACATGGCGCTATGACAGGGCTAGCAAGTGCTACAGACTTGGCTGTTAGAGGTGAAATTGAGCATAGCTAACCAAAGTTACGGTCAAAGTTACTTATAAATTACGTTAAAAGAGCTTGATAAACCATTGATTTGTATAGTGTATTTAGTCTATTATTACAATATTACATTATTACTTATAGAGAGTATAGTATAAATATAGAGTATATATATGCACATCGTATATACACTCTTTTGAACATGTAATTTTGTAATTTGTAATTTTGACCTGTTTAGTGTGCGGTCTAGCCAGAAGTAGTACAATCTTGACATGACTACACTTGTTAAGAAACCCGTAGGTCGTCCGTCTAAATACGATCCTTCATATTGCGATCAAGCAGTAGAGTGGGGCAGACAAGGCTATAGTCGTGAGATGATCGCAGCCGAGCTTGACGTTGCTTGGACTACGCTTGTAGGCTGGACTGAAACAAACCCAGATTTTCAAACGGCCTTAGAAAAAGCTAAGACATTAGAGATGGCGTTCTTTGAAAAAGTGGCGCTTAATCACATGATTGAGAAGCCTCAGGGCGATCGTTTAAACTCAGCGCTGTGGTCTCGGTCCATGGCAGCTCGGTTCCCTACTAAGTATCGCGAAAACTCTAAGCTTGAAGTCACTGGTAAGAATGACGGTGCCGTTCAAGTTGACGTTATGCATGACTTTGCGCAATCATTGATGGACGACTTGTTGGCGTCAAGGCAAAACGACGGCAAGAACGCTTAACGAAAGGGCTAACATGGCTAAACCACCGGGCTTATGGGCAAACATACATGCAAAGCAAGATCGCATAAAAGCCGGATCTGGCGAACGCATGCGCAAGCCGGGCGCCAAAGGCGCACCGACAGCTAAAGACCTTAGAGTGTCTGCTAAGCCGGCTAAGAAGAGTGCTAAATCCGACAATCGCTGAACAGTTTGCCGAGCGCATTAAGGCTGGGCCTAACTTAAACTTAGCATCGCCTGAATGGAAAGCGGCGCTTAAAGCTCGCACCAAGTGGCTATTACACCAAGCAAGTCCGCACCAAATTACGCCTAAGGGCGATTGGTGGACTATTTGGCTATTGCTGGCAGGCCGTGGTGCTGGTAAGACAAGATGCGCCGCTGAGTGGCTATGGTGGGAAGCTTGGACACAGCCAAAGACGCGCTGGTTGATCTCGGCGCCAACATCCGGCGATGTGCGCGATGTGTGTATTGAGGGTGATTCAGGGCTGATGAATGTTATTCCTGAACAGCTTGTTGATAACTACAATAAGTCACAGCATGAGATCACTTTAGTCAATGGGTCAATACTTAAAGGCATTGCCGCATCTGAGCCCGAACGTTTTCGTGGCCCACAGTTTCACGGCGGCTGGTGCGATGAGCTAGCAGCTTGGCACTATCTTGACGAAGCATGGGACATGTTGCAATTTGGCATGCGTCTTGGCAAACGGCCTAAGATCATTTGCACCACAACGCCTAAGCCAAAGCCTTTGATCATTGACCTTGTCAACCGCGACGGGCAAGACGTTATCTACAAAACAGCCACTACGTTTGACAACCTTCAAAACTTGGCGCCTACTTTTAAACAACAGATACTGCAATATGAAGGCACTACACTTGGGCGGCAAGAGATCTATGCCGAGATTATTGATCCCGAAGAATCCGGCATTGTTAAACGCGCATGGTTCAACTTGTGGCCCAATGACAAGCCGTTGCCAAGATTCGAGTACGTTGTGCAGTCTTATGATTGCGCCACCAGCGACAAGACAAAGAACGACCCAACTGCCTGCACTGTTTGGGGCATCTTTAAGCCAAGCCCTGACAAAAAGATGGCTGTAATGCTCATTGATTGTTGGGAAGAGTACATGCAGTACCCAGACCTTCGGCCTCGAGTCATTGAAGAAGCCTCGTCCATCTACGGCGATGACAACGAGTTTGGCAGCGGCAAGAAGGTTGACCTGATTCTGATTGAGGACAAGTCCGCGGGCATAAGCCTAATACAAGACTTACAGCGTGCAGGACTACCTGTCAGAAGCTACAACCCAGGAATGGCGGACAAGATGATGCGGCTTAATATAGTATCGCCGATCATTCAAAAAGGGCGTGTCTATGTGCCTGAGTCGACCAAGAACGAGGGCATGGCAAGAGACTGGGCCGAGATACTGATAGCTCAGATCTGTGCATTTCCTGAAGTGCGCCATGATGACTTGGTAGACTCGACCACACAAGCCTTGCGTATTTTGCGCGATCTTGGATTCTTGAACATCGATCCGGAGTATGATCCTGACGACTCGTATGACGATGATCGACCTAAGAGGGTGAACCCATATGGCGTATGACGCACTAGGCAACTATGTACCAGACTCACCAAATGCTAGTATCGATGATATGCGGTACTATTTGGCTCGGCACCCAGCACCGGCGCAACAGTCAGTAGTAGCTCAAGCAGCGCCTGAAAAGCGACCGCTTGATAAAGCGACCGACATGTTCAAGCAAATGGCGCTTGACTTTAACCCACTAATGATGATGCGCACATTGACCGATGCGCCAAAGATTGTGTCTAATACTCTGGCTGCACCATTGGCTAGCATGTGGTCAGTGCCGTTCCAAGGAATGCAAAACAAAGGCGCTGAGTTTCTACATCGGTTAACAGGTGATGAGCAGTCGGCGCAAGAAGCCGCAGCTCGTAATACAAATATTCAACCGTCTAACTTTCAATTGCCACTACAGTCTACGACT